CTCCGAGGACGCCCGCCACTGGTACACGATCGCAATCACGGTTGACCCCGAGGCAGGGAAGCAGCTCACGTCCGAGCGCGTCAACTTCCCCGACGAAGTTAGCCTCATGCTTCACGACTACTACGCCGCCCATAACCGCCAGTAAGGAGAACGCACCATGTGGAAGAAGATCAAGGTCAACATTCAGAACATCAAGCACGAAACGGACAAGGCCATGCTCATCGCCATGCCGCACTCGTCCGACTACGACGGCTTCACCTTCTGGATCTCTAAAAAGCTCGTGCGCGACGGCTCGAACGACTTCGAGATGCTCGTTTCGATCAACGAGGACATGACGTTCAACCTCAAGCGCACCAGTGAGAAGACGCGCAAGGTGCTTGACGAAAAGGAAGTCGGCTGCGACGAACTCATCGAGGCCTTCGGCGAATTCCACGGCGCGATGCGCATCAGGTAATCATGGAATCCGCCGCCGAAACCGTGTGGGTGCGAATCATCTTCGCATCCACTCTCGTCGCCCATACCACCGAGAAGGGCATCCTCATCAAGATGCCCGCTTCGAGCCGTTACGCGGGTTTTGAGTTCTGGACTGCTAGGAAGTTCGTCCACCCGGGGCGCTACGCCCTACAGCACTGCCTGAGCATTCCCGCCTCTTTCAAGATCACCCTCAGGGGTGAAGGCCGCAACGTGATCATTTCAGCAGACCGACTGGCCGATGAACTGGCTTTTTACAACGAGGAAGAGGAGTGGGACGAAGGTTACGTGCCGCCCGACGAGGTGCTCGAGCGCCTGCCGAAGTGGACCGTCAAGCACACCCCCAGGATCCTCAAACCCGAAACCGAGGTCAAGCCTGATGCGTCTCTTATCCGATAACCAACAGGAAGCCTTTGAGAAGCTCCGCCGCCTGAAGGTCGGAGCGCTTTTCATGGGTTGCGGGACAGGCAAGACACAGACCGCCGTCTCGCTCATCAATTCGATCCCCGGCCTCGATCTGGTGCTGTGGGTCGCGCCCCTGCGCACCATCGAGAACGCCCGCAAGGAAATCGAACTCTGCTGCTCCGAGTACGAATTCGACTTCTACGGCGTGGAGAGCATCGGCCAGAGCGACCGCGTCTATGTCGAAGTCCTCGACAAGATCGACGCGGCCAAGTGCGCGGCCATCGTCGTGGACGAGTCCATCAAGATCAAGAACCTGAGGGCGAAGCGCACGCAACGGCTCCTGCACATGGGCGAACGTTGCGAGTACAAGCTGATCCTGAACGGGACGCCGATCACGAAGAACATTCTGGACATCTATGCCCAGATGCTTTTCCTGTCGCCGAAGATCCTCGACAAGAATTTTTTCAAGTTCAGGGACGACTACTGCGTCTACTCGACAGAACATCGCTACGGGAAGCCTGTGCGCACGTACATCACTGGCTACGCCAACGTCGAGCACCTGCTCAGCATCATCGAGCCGTATGTTTACGAATGCTCGCTCGACCTCCCGCTCGCGAAGAAGTACCGGACGCTCACGTGGCACATGACCGAGACCGAGCGGTTCGGGTACGAGAACCTGAAGTGCGAACTGATTGCCGCTGCCGAGGATGACTTTGAAATCCTGGGGGCGATGCAGAAGCTCCATCACTTCTACACGCTAGCCAGTGAGAAGGTCCCGCTCATCACTCCGTATGTCGATGACCGAACGATCATCTACTGCCGCTTCATCGCGGCCCGCGACTATCTGCAGGAGATGTTCCCGCAGGCTCTGGTGATGACCTACGGCAAGGGTTCGTTCGGCCTGAACCTTCAGAAGTACCGCAGAATCATCTACTTCGACAAGACGTTCGACTACGCCTTCCGCGAGCAGTCCGAAGCCCGCATCTACCGCATGGGACAGCAGGAATCCTGCGAGTACTTCGACCTGACGGGCGCGGACATCGGCCTCGAGGAGCTGTTCGACAAGTGCATCGCGAAAAAGCTAACACTGGTGAACGCCTTCAAGCTCTCGGGAATGAAACTGGAGGATCTATGACCATCAAAAAATACAGGACCCAGAACGTGTTCGATGCAGCGCAGGAGCGCCTGAACTACGTCTTTGACGAGTTTGAGCACATTTACGTTTCTTTCTCGAGCGGAAAGGACTCGGGGGTCGTGCTCAACCAGTGCATCGACATCGCACGCCGGCGCGGGCGCAAGTTCCATGCGGTCTTCATCGACCTCGAGGCGTTCTATCAGAAGAGCGCAGCATTCGTGGAAAAGATGTTCACCGAGAACGAGGACGTGCTCATTCCCATGTGGGTCTGTCTCCCGATGACCTCTCCGAATTCCCTCTCCTACTTCGAGCCCACGTGGGTCTGGTGGGACGAGGAGAAGCGTCCGATCTGGGTGCGCGATATGCCGAAGAACAAATGGGTGATCAACCTGTCAAACAACCCGTTCGACTGGTACGTCCCGAAGATGACGTTCGAGGACTTCATCAAACACATCGGCGAAACCATCGGCCACGGCGAAAAGACGGCCTGCTTGGTCGGCATCCGCACGGACGAAAGTTTGAACCGGTTCCGCGCCATTGCAGGCAACAAGGAAACGTACAAGAGCAAGCGCTTCAGCACGAAGGTGAGCGAGAACGTCTTCAACTTCTACCCGATCTATGACTGGACGGTCGAGGACATCTGGACGTACAACGCCCGCTTCGCGAAGCCGTACAACCCGATCTACGACCTGATGTACCTCGCAGGCGTCCCGATCCACAAGATGCGCATCGACGAACCGTTCGGCAATGAGGCCAAGGCCGGCCTCGCTCAGTTCAAGGTGATCGAGCCCGACCTCTGGGGCAAGCTCGTCAATCGTGTGAGCGGCGCGAACTTCGGCAACATCTACAGCGGCTCGAAGATCATGAGCAACAGCTACAAATTGCCGAAGAACTACACGTGGAAGCAGTTCACAGAATTCCTGCTCACGACGTTGCCGCCCGCCGCTGCCGACAACTACCGCGACCGCTTCACAAAGTTCATTGCGTACTGGCGGGACGTTGGATGCCCTGTCCCCGATGAACAGATCGAAATCCTGGAAGCGAAGTACGGCGACACGATCATCAATACGCGGAGCTACGGGACGCGAGGTGCGAAGGACAAGTACCTCGTAAAGTTCCGCGAGCCGCTCGACGAACTGCCCGAGCTTGAGGGCAAGGACGACTTCTGCACGTGGCGACGTATGGCCATGTGCATTATCAAAAACGACTTCGTTTGCAAAGGCTTGAGCTTCTCCATCACGAAGGAGATGAAGGCAAAGCGAGACGCGGTCTTGGCGAAATTCAGGAGCTTGTAATGAAATCACCCGTTTACAACGTTCAGGCGATCCCGGTCGAGAAGATTCAGGCGAACACGTACAACCCGAACCACGTCGCCCCGCCCGAGATGAAACTACTCTACGACTCGATCAAGGAAGACGGCTACACGATGCCCATCGTGTGCTACTACCTCCCAGACGTGGACAAGTACGAGATCGTCGACGGGTTCCACCGCTACACGGTGATGCTGACCCATAAAGACATCTACGAACGCGAAGGCGGCAAGCTGCCTGTTGTGGTGATCGAGAAGGACATCAGCAATCGAATGGCCAGTACCGTGAGACACAACCGCGCCCGAGGTACGCACGACGTTGACCTCATGTCGAACATCGTCAAGGAATTGCGAGAGGCGGGCATGAAGGACGCGTGGATTATGAAGCACCTCGGCATGGACGCCGACGAACTGCTGAGGCTGAAGCAGATCACGGGTCTGGCCGCACTGTTCAAGGACCGAGAGTTTTCGGCCTCGTGGGATATCTGAGGAGTAGGAAGATGAGAGAAAGGAAGGTAACCGGGCGACCGAGACACACGCCCGACGGCGGCATGAACGTCCTGATTTACATCCCGAAGGAACTGCGCGAGCGGTTGAGGGAGTTGGGCGGCTCGAAGTGGATCGCTGAGCAGATCAAAAAGACCATGCCGGAGCAAAACAAATGAAAAAATTGCGCGACCTTACAAAAGAAATGGAAGGCATCGACCTTCGCAACCTGTCAGATGACGCGCCGCTTTTCGCGCGGGTTTTCGCCGAAGCCGTGGGCGCGCGTGAGTGCGCCTACCCCGAGATGGCAATGCATATCGCGCGACTCGCTGCGTGCTTTTACTTGAGAGGCGACGCCGATGACAACTGGGCGCGCTACGCTGTGACTCAGGTGCTTCGCACGCGAAACGCTCACAAAGTAGTCGTGACGTGGGCGGCAGTCGAGTTGAGGTCAGACATGGACGAAAACCCGAGGCTCGATCTTGATATGTACAGCCTCAAGCGAAGCGAGGACGGTCGCTGGTACTACTTTGTCAGAAAGTTGGTCGACGGTTTTGTGAATCCTGCCTATATAAATCGTTTTTTCACGCCCGAAATTGACGCAATGCTCTCTGAGTACCACAAGAATTTAGCCCCGATGTACGAGTTCCCTTTCCGAGGTGTGACGCGGTACCCGCAACACACTAACGCCTTCCCGACTGGGGAAGTGTTCTACGACTTCCCCATCTGCACTGATGATGACAACGATGACTGAACTGCTCGGTTGTATACATTGATGTGCACATACGACCCAAAAAGTACAGTTACAAAAATAAAGCCCCCACGCGAGTAGCGCAGGGGCTTTATGCGGCATAGGAGTCCGCTAGATACTACCCGCCAGAGTAGAATCCGTTGCCGATTGTAGCACGGCTTCGCGGGCTGGTGAAAAGTCCCCTCGCAGGCGGTTAACAGACCTGCGACCCGCTTGACTAGTCATGTACACAAAGGATGAGCGGGAAAGGGGAACACGGGGGCGCGTGGCGCGGAATCTGGAGCGGCTGTCGGGAGTCGAACCCTTTGAATGCGCCATCAGCGCATCCCCGGCTACCGAGTCACGGAAAAACCGCCGCAAAAAATCCGAGGTAGCGCCAACTACCTCGGAGGAGGTTTAACTTTTTTTAGGAGACTTCTATTATACAACAGGTTTAGGCGCCATCCCTCAAACGTTGCGCCGCAACGGTTTCGGGGCTAAAAAAGCGGATCTAGACGCCTACCCCATTTTCTCACCCATCATTTTCGTGACGCCACGAAAATGCCCCCGAATCGGCAATGATTCGAGGGCATGGAATTGGCTCCCCTCTCAGGAGTTGCACCTGAGTCCGCAACGGACTGACGTCTAGGTTCCGAGGCGGTTTTTAGCTCTTAGGGGCGGGTAACTCGGCGGGTTGCGCGTCAACGAGAGGCGTGCCGAGTGTTGTTAAGTCGATTTTAACACACGGTTTTTAAGGTCCGTCCGCGATCTTAACTACGGCGTCCTTGTCGATTGCAACTCTCTGAGAAAGGCGGACACATCTTTGAAGTAGGACTGCGCCTCGCTCGATAATGCCTGTACTTCGGGCAAGCTGCTCCTCGCAAGACTTGCAGGGACCTGCGGCGGTTGCGGACAGTCTACGGCGGGCGGCGTCGGATTGCTTGCGCACCCGCTCAAGGTCAGCAGACAGGTCGCTAGCATGAGCGAGCGCGATGTCACGCTCCTCCCATGCCGCTCTGAGCTTTGCGTTTGCAAGGGCTTCACTCTCACGATACTTCTCCTCCAGTGCGCGCGCACGCGTCGCATAATCTTCCTTCAAAGCAGAGATCTCGGCGTCGGCCTGCGCGGCCGAGTACCGACATCCCGCTCCGAAAGCTATTAGCGCAGCGAGCACTGCCGCCGCAGGCTTGAGCCACGCACTCATAGCTCCCATCCCTTAATCGGGTTGAAGTACACGGTGTACTGCGCCGTCTTGTCACGAGAGCCCCAGAGTTTCCAGCCGAGACTGATGCGCACACAGCAGGGTAGACCGAGAAGCTCGTAGTGCTTCACGACGTAGAGGTGCCAGGCGATGTGCTTGCCGTCACGGTAGCAGTGTCGGATGCAAGTGCCCGAGATGCCATTCGTGTCGCTCGCGTCCGGATTACCGGTCACGTGCCACTCGTCCGTCGGGAAGACGCGCACGCCGAGGACGTCGATGTCGAAGCCGTAGCAAACGTTGCGCAGAAGCCATGCGACGCGGCGCTTGTACGTCGACCAGGGGTCAGTGCCCGGCCAACGCTCCCTGTGCCCCTGATCCCCGTCTGCATCATTGTCATCAGTGGCAAACCACGACAGCCAATTCGGCAGGCGGTGCGTTTCCTTGTCCACGAAGAAAGGCAGGATAGGCGCGAGAAGGCGACCAACAATGGCCATAATGAACGACGCAGGCATGAGTGCCAGCCATTTCAGATAGACCATGTTCAGACCTCCGAGAGAAAGAGTTTTGCTTCGGCGCGGCGGCGCTCGGTCAAGCCCGCAAGCACCTTCCCGCCTGCGCGGTTGATGTCGAGGAATTCGTGGGCGCACGCCTCCGCATCTCCAGCATTGAGTGCACGCATGAGGCGCGGACACTGGTGAACGACGTAGCTCACGCCGCAATTGAAAACGAGGGAGGTCAACGCGATGAACTGGTTTCCGGTGACGGGGACGTTCACGTATCGCGAGAAATCATGCACGTGGCGCTCCACATCCTTGCGGAGCAGTTCGTCGGCTTCGGCCTGCGTGATGGTCATGCCCTTGCGCACTTCGGGACCCGTGTGGCCGTAGCCAATGGTCGGCACGCCTGCGGGACAGAGGTACGCCGTGAGCCTGCAACCCTCGTACTTCGCGATGAAGTCACAGGCAGGCTGAATGTCGTATGAGTAGTAGCTTTTCATTTCTTGGATTCCTCATCGGCGGCAGAGGGGCGTTCATTCGGCGGGACGTACCCGATTTTTTTGAAGATCACGAACCGCACGACGTCAAAGATCCGAGTGCCGAAGTTTCCGACGATCGCCGTGGCCACAGCGCACTGCGAGGCTGTGAAGTGCGCCGAATCCCAGAGCACCCAAAACGTGAAGTAGCCGAGAAACGCAGACGAAAGAAGATCGGCAGCGAGCCACTTCCAATGCCACTTTTTCTCGTGCTTGTACTCTTCGAGATAGCGCAGAACGCATCCGCCGAGGGATGCAAAAAGCGCAATCCACACGCCAGAACCTGTCAGGATGTCCCGATAACGGTCAGGCATAAATACCTCCTTTGTTGCCTCTCCCTGCAAGTTAAAAAAATCCCCCGGGAGTGCCGGGGGACGGATTGATTCGTTATTCCGCGAGGATGGTCGGCAGTTCAGGCCAGACCACATCGAAGGGGAAGCCCTCCTGTTGCGGAACATCGCGAAGCGCCTGACGGTAGGCCTTGACGGCCTCGAGGTCTTCGGCGCTGATCGGGTAGTCGGCGCAGAGCAGGAAGTCCGTGTCAGAGATCAGGGAATCGCGCTTCGAGCGAACGGACTGCTTCGCCTCAGTCAGTTTTTCTTCCTCAGTCTTTTCAGGGATCTTCTCGAGGGACCACGAGAGGTCCTCGCCGCGCTTTTCGCAATAGCCCTCTTCCTGAGAGAACTTGCGGATCAATTCGCGCATTTCCTCGTCATGCGGCGTGGTCGTCGTATGAGAGATCACGAGTCCGACACACTCGGCTGCGCACGTCGGCTTCTTCTCAGCAATCCACTTTTTCCCGTCGAAGCGGTAGAAGACGGTGTCGTCTTGCGTCGCCTTTCCCCATGGACAGGAAAAGGTGACCGACGGCGGCATGAGAGGCTCTCCGTCCACAACCTGGACAGAAACCTCGTGCTGGTAGTACCCAGCATCGTCATAACAAAATGCTTTTTTGAAGTCTGAGGTCATATGACGCTCTCCTCTAAAAAAATTGCGGCAATGAAGCCGCGGGACAAGAGATATTCGGTAGCCGACGGGAACGGCCTGACGTTGCGAGTCATGCCGTCCGGCAGAAAAATCTGGTACTTTCGCACGTCGTGCTCAGGCCGTGTCGCAGACAAGCGTCTCGGCGAACATCCCGACATGAGCCTGATGCAGGCACGACAAAAAGCCCGACGCCTAAGAAAAGACATCGGGCTCGAGCCGCCAAAAGGGTATGTACTGAAAGACGCTTTTCGTCTTTGGTGTCGTCTCAAAAAGCCCCAGATCGTGAGCTATCTGGACGAGCGACGCCGCCTCGAGCGGTACATCATCGAACCGCTCGGAAATCGTCAGCTCGACGAGATCACCGCCCCACTCGTCATCCGCACCGTGCAGCCGATCGAGAAAGACGGGAAGCAAGCGACGCTCAAGCGCGTACTCATGCGCCTTCGCGAGATCCTTGACCTCGCCGTTTGTGCCGGCTACATCGAGCACAACCCTCTCGCACGAGTATCGAAGGTCTTCGCACCGCCGCAGGTCAAGCCGATGCCGTCTGTCGACTGGCGAGAGTTGCCCACCGTTATGGCGGTTATGAAAGAAGCGCCGGAGCGCATGCGCGTGCTCTTCCTCTTCTCGCTCTGCTCGATGCTTCGACCAGGCGAGAACGCCAAGCTCGAGAAGTCATGGATCCACGACGACGCGATCGAGATCCCCGCCGAGCACATGAAAAAGCGCAAGCCCTTTCGCTTGCCACTGACTGGCTTCATGCGGGAGCTCCTCGAGCGCGAAGCGGCGCTTTCTCCGCATCCTCGCTGCGCCTTCGTCTTCGCGGCCCGCGTGACTGGAAGGCACATCAGCGCTCAGGCGCTTGCGAAGCACCTGCACGGAACATCTCTCAAGGGCCGTCTCGTTGCTCATGGGCTGCGATCGATCGCTCGATCGTGGTTGGCTGACGAAGCTGTCCCTTTTGACGTTGCCGAGATGTGTCTCAGCCACGATGTCGGTACGCAGGTGAGCAGAGCCTATCAGCGCTCCGACTTTTTCGACGCCAGACGCTCAGTTATGGAGCGCTGGAGCGAGCACGTCCGCGCTTGTGCTGAAAGTGCCGGCATGATCGACTGGAAGTAGCTCCCATCGCGGGTTTCGTCGAGTTGCAGATGAAGCCCGCTCATGTGCCAGGCACGTCTTTGGGATCGCTCTACGCCTAGCAAATCCGAGTCCCGAACATAACGGGTGCAG